ACCACCACCGCATTCCCCACCTGTTCCCGAAGCGGCGTCAGTTCTAAAGAAGCTAGTAGAACAGGATAATTCTAATTTTTGAACTTTTAATGCATCAGATGTAATAGTAAATGTATTAGATTTGTTAGCTCTATTATCTATATTTTCGTTCCAAGACCAATCAAATTCTTCAATTTCATCCGCTAAATGCTTTCTAAACTTTTCGGAAGCATCTCTCATCGCTTTCAATTGTTGTTCTAACGAAATTAGTTTGTCTCCCACAGTCAAATTCATAGACAGTGGACTCAATTTAAGCAGCATCTCTTGAATTCTTAAATCCTGTTCAATCATTCTTGATGGCATGGAAATATGAACATAGTCTCCAAGTCCCCTTTGATCGATTGCAGAGCCGACTTCTACAGGAGCCGTGAATTGTATTCTTTTGGACGGGAGATAATGGTCATCTAAATATTTTTCAACAAAGCCCTGTGCCATAGCCGTCGAATGAAGGGACGAATCATCTAAAAGAATGAACCTTCCTCCGCGGCCCATATTAATGTGAACTCCGGCCTTGACGGCCCCAGCTCCTTGACCATAGCCTATAACGGACACCCCGCTAACCATGCTGCGGGCATCAGCTCGATCTATTGACGAGACTTTCAGTATATTCTCTCCTTCAATGTAAGTTCTTGCCGGAGAGGACGAGCTTCCAGATCCAATTTTAGAAGAGACATTTACATAACAAACTCCTCCTCTAATACTGGTTTCCATTTCAAGATTTAACGCTGTAAGAAGATTATCTATTGATGAATAGGGTACATCTCCATTAGCTGTTTCCCAATAAGCAATGACCGTATCTGCCTGATCCTTGATATCTCCAATTCTAATAGGCACTTTGAAATCCCAAATATAAGGAACAGAAATCACATGATAATATGGATATGCCCTGTCCGTACAACGGAGATATAAGGTCTTGTTTGTGGCATCGTGATACCATCCCGAAGAAGTCTTGAGCGATTCGACATCAGGCTTTTGGGAGAGGAGAGTCACGTCTTCGTATACTTCGGTAATATTATATGATATGCCAGAATATTCAAATTTGAATATATTGTTTACTACATCGTGTTCTTGTAAGAACTGCCAAGGAATAGCCGAAGCAGCAATATAAAGCATACCTATCTCGTTTGAATTATCCACTGGTTTACTACTTGATAATAAATTCCTTAATTTTATATCATGCCAAGTATTCTTAACGAGGTATAAACCACCTTTATCCGATCCGGGCTTCAGTATCTCCACATATTCTTGTATTGTAAGCTTGAACGTTCCATTCGATGTCTCAACACATCTTCTGGAAATTCCATCAAACATTCTTACGTCGCCCTTAAGATAAAAAGTACATCTAGAATCTTCGGGAACGAAACTAGTTATTTCTAAAGTAGCTTCGGCGATAGACCCTTCTTTAACAGAAATCTCTCCACCAATAATCTCAGGGAACATATATTCATCTTGAATAGTCTTAACAGACAAATAATCCAAAAGGGGCCAAATTTCTCCAGAAGCATTTATCCATCTAAACAACAGTGAATTATCACTCATGTAATTAGTATTGTTCCATTTAGCTACACTAAAAACATCTCTAAACATTCTATTCTTCCATTTAAGAATATTTTGAGAACTAATAAAGCTAACATTCTTCCATTTTGTTGTTAATGAGTCTAAAAGGAACATGTTGTTGTTCCATTTAACTATATTAGAGAAATTGGGCGTATATTCTCTTTCAATCCAATTAAACCGATCTTCATCACTCAAATAATGTAGATTTTTCCATCTAATTGAATCATATTCTAAATTAGTATATTCTCTGGAATTCCATCTTATGTTATCATATATAGGTGAGGTAAAGAGGTAGCCACGATCGAGAGAAGAACGATTAAGTTTTTCACGGTTAAACCTTAAGCCAGTAAAGTAAGGCCTTCCACCCCAATTAAAGACAAGTGAATCTACAACAAAAGACATCTGATTCCAAGGAACAGATAATGAATCACCCACAAAGTTTGCCTGATTATATTTGAAATTTAATTCATCTTCTGATGTATAATTATAAACCCCAAATCTCATATTAAAGGGAAGTTCATCAGTAAACGAAATATTTCTCCAACGAAGATTATCTTCAAAAGCTTCCAGGGCTACATTTTTCCATTCTAACTGTGAAAAAGAAGTAATATAGATCTTATCTTGGTTAAACGATGATAAATTAAATCTTTCGGAATTAATTGTCACTGGTCATTCTCCCCTACCTATTCATTTCCTGCTCCATTTTTTCTTTTACCATACTGGCTATTTTACTGGCAAATATTTCTGCACTATCCCCCGTAATTGTAGATCCTCTCAAATCAAGAGAGAGACTTACTTGAATGGACTTCGAGGAAGCCGAATCAGATCCCACAACCTTACCATCCGGGGTGATCCTCTCGTGAGGATGCAAATATGCCAACCCTTCATAATTCCCAGTATAACCTCCCTCCGCAAAGGACGGATAGAAGTAATATCCACTGTAATCCTTCCCCTTAACAGATGTAGGTAGAGATGGGGTAGACGATGAGCGATTGCCAGAATTCACTTGATTTATATAAATTGTATGAACGGAAGATGTGGGGACCTTATTGTTCGCTATCGCAGCCTTAACATAAGAATCGTCTACTTTGATCGTGTGGAACGATTCTGTTGGAACTTTGGTCTCTTCTATCTTAGCATCTAAATCCTCTGAATTCGGAGTTAATTTAACATCAATTGGGTCAGCTTCAATATCACTTTTTATTTGACTTAATTCAGATTCATTAACTTTTGGTGAAACAGTTATGATTGAATTTCCGACAGAAAGAGAATTTTTAGCAGATTGGCTCAAATTATTCATATCTGCCCAAGAGTTCCCTTCCTCTTCCCAAGATCTTTGTCTCACCTTTCCAATTACGGCCACTTCTCTATTGTTCTGATCGAGACCTATTCTCACTGCTCCAGAGTAAGCCGACGCTGCCGAAGCGAGGCTTTGGGCTGAGGAAGATAGATTTGAAAGAGAGTTGTCATCTGAAATGGATTCAGGCGGAGTGCTTCCCATGACACTCTTCCAATAGCCTTCTGTGTCAAATCCCTTAATATCAGTTTTCGGCTTTTCTTCTTCTTCTGCAATTTCTTCTGTGTTCTCCTCAATTTTTTTTAATTCTGGCCGAACAACTTCTTTTGTGAAAGATAGCAAATTAAGTAAATATGAAGCAATGTCTTCGTTACTAAAATTTTTTAACTTTTCTTCCAATTGACTTTCAGTTAATAAAGGAACCCCTGAATGTGTCTTGGAATATTCACTTAAAGCATCTGAAAGAGCACCAAAATCAACCGATTGTTCTTTTTCGACATCAATTAATTTAGAAAACTCATTAGGTAACTTACTTAACAGATCATTTGTTTCTTCTTTTGAGGAAGAATCTGATTTAAAAAACCCTAAGAGTTCTGAAGCAATACTTTCGTCTTTACTTGATTTGTCTGTATCTGTTCCACTAGGAATTTCGCCAGAGGTATCTCCTGAACCATCGCCAGAGGACGGAAGGAATGTCTTTCTCGCCCATTCTCCTAAATCAAATTTAGATGCATCTTGAATTAGTTCTTCCGCAGGCTTTATTACATTGTTATTAATGGGTTCTACGACGTACTTATCTACAGGTTCTACGACATATTTGTTTACGGGTTCGGAAACATATTTATTAAAGCTATCTGTAAGCGAATTCTTCCAATCGCTAACAGACTTTATCGAAAGCTTTTCTGATCCGGATGCATTATTGCTTGGGGCAGTATATTTGGTTGAAATTCCAGTGTACATTTCAGTTAAAACAGAAGCTTTTTTTACATCTGAAACATTAGATATCTTTGAAAGAGCAGCAATTCCAGCTTCAAATTTATCTTTATCTATATCTTGAATTGTATTTTTAAACGATTCCTCTCCGTATACAATATTTTTATCTTTCCTGCTCTTCCAAACAGGCTCTCCTTTATTTATATCTCTTCCTGTTATATAATCCTTTAATCCACTCGGGACGCTTGTTGTGGGTTCTGTGGTCGTTGGCCCCGTAGTTGACGAGCTCGGAAGGTTAGCCGTAGACCCCGCAGACGCAGGAGCAGCCTCTACCGCACGGGTACTATCGACAACAGCGTCTTTCAAGTCTACGATAGAATAACCTAGACTTTTGACGGCCTCTTCCGATTCGCTTTTCTGACTGCGATATGTATTGGGGATTTGGGTGCCAGTATCTTGATCGTATGCCCAATATGCCCCGCCGTGCTGCTGGACATAAGCATGAGGCGAATCAACAAAGCTTACCGTTTCTCCACGAGATTTAACTTGATTCCTAACTTTTCCAACGCTTTCAAGATAAGTGCTACCTTCCGAACCCTCAATATATTGTTTAGTTTCCCTATCTCCTGCTTTATATGTTCCTTCCTCAGTCTTATATATATAAACCTTATTTGAACCACCACTTCCATTAAAAGAAGAAACTATTGATTTCGCAGTGTCAGTTGCTTTTGCTTTGAGACTAGCTGGAATAGAGTAAATATCAGCCAAGATAGTAGCTAGTGATGCTCTCATATTACTTTCAAAATCATAAACAATTTGACTAAAGAATATCCCAATCTGCGAACTAGCTAATCCGTTATAAATAGAAGTTCCGATAGATTTTAACAGATTAAATAAAGAAGTTAATGCTCCAGCCCAATCGATACCACTCGCTACGCCATAAATCTCGTCACCCAAGGCTTTAAAGACGGACTCCCAAGGCACTGCGCGAAGGGTCTTCTCCACGATTCCTGCTGCAAATTCGAACGCATTCCCTACCTTAGTCCCTACATCGGTCCAATCAATATTATCAATTTTCTCTTCTAACCATCCGCCAGCAGACTCTAAAGCATTTCCTAAACCATCTTCAACTGAAGACCAATCAATACTCTCGATCCACTCCATTGCAGATCTAAGAGCACTTTCAACCCCTTCGCTAAGGTTTCCAAGAATTTTTTGTATCTGACCTCCATCTACCGATTTAAATATGTCAGATACCCAATCAAGAGCTCCTTTTACTTTATCTCCAGACAATGAATCTTTAAATTTTTCGCTTACACCTTCAACAGAATCTAATACCTTACCTTGGAATCCCTTAATCATTTCCCCGGCTTCGTCATATCTTCCGTTTAAGATGGCATCGCCAAATTTATTCATTGAAGGAACCGCAGAATTGTTAAGATAATCTACAAAACCCTTAACGGAAGGATTGAGCCTATCTCCAAGCGCAGATGCAGAGGTTTGAATATTAGCTAACAATTTCTTTCCAGAACCCCATAAGTTATCAGTCTGAATGTCAGACATCGACTTAGTGGCACCCTCTCCTTCGGATGCACCTTCCAATTTCTTTTGAAGTTCTGTAATATAGTCTTTGCCCTGACCAAGCATAGAAGCCGGAGTAACGCCTTGAATACCATAGACCGTTTTCATCCAAGCTTGCTGATCTACTTCAGACATTCCGGCTTGGTCCATTTTTTGGGCAATGTTTTCCATTAACTTGGGAAGACCGCCAGCATTCTTTACATTCAGATCTTCCCAAGACATACCTAGTTGTTGAAGAGCTTTATTAACGGCGGACTGTTCAACAACACTCCCGGTTTCATCTACAATTTGACCCTTTTCATTAGTTAATCCAAGATTGTAAGCTTCCATTTTTTCTTGATTTGAAACATTTGGCGTTCCTCTCAAGAGCATTCTACGAATATCTGTGCTTGCTTGCTCTGGGGACCTACCCATCTGAGCCAAGCCTCCAGCAGCAGCATAATACTCCTCTGGAGTCATCCCATACGTATTTGCTACAGGTGCTCCATATTTGGAAATGTCATTTAGATCTTCTGCCTGTAATTTGGTTTGAGCGACGAGAACGGCGTTCATATCCGATGTCTTTTTTAAATTAGATTCCTTGAAAACGTCGTCTCCCTTATACCACATCATATTTTGAGAAATGAGATCTTGAGCAGATGTAGAAAGTTCACCACCAATAGCTTGCGAATAATTGGCGAATAAATTCATCATAGATTCTGTGAACTTACCAGGAGTGACATCTCCTCCCATTGCAGCATATTCCGCTAAAAATGCCGCTTTTTCACTGGGACCGAAAATAGATTGTCCTGCTCCGGTCTTAGAAAGACCTGTTACGTTTTGTTTAATAGCATTGATTTCATCTTGGGTCATTCCTGCTTCCCAAGACTTAGCTGCGGCTTCAGAAGCAGAATGCTCCACCTGCATCGACTTATATAAGCCGTATCCAGAATAGATAGCAGCTACATCTCCCAGATGGGCATAGGTTGTCAATGCTCCCATCGCCAAAGGAGCTGTCAACATGCCCATGCCTTTCATCCCAGTAAAAGGCGAGGCTGCAACCGCACCCATCCGGGCAAGGGACCTGGTTGCTGTTGAGGCCATAGTTGCAACGGACCCTATAGCTGTGGCAGCTCTCCGTGCAGAAGAGGTAACTCCGTTGAAAGCTGATCTTCCAGATGCTCCGACCGATGCGAAAGCCCCTGTAATCCGGCTAATAGATGAGGTCACGGTCCCAAGAGATGACTTCAACGTGGAGATGGCAGTAGAAACGGAACGAATTGCGGCTTTGCCTGCTGTACCTATCGTAGCGAATGTACTCGAAACCCGACCAACAGTGGAAGAAACGCTACTAAAAGCTGTTCGCAATTGGGACATCGCCGAAGACACTTTTTGAACATTGTTTTGTCCAACGATTCCCAGTGAGGAGAGTTTGCTCGTTACACTACCTACGGTTGAGGATATCGAGCCAAACGCAGTACGTAGTCTGGATACGGAAGATGAGACTGATGCAGTAGCACTAGAAGCTCTAGCTGCTCCGGATGCCATCGGGTTAAAGACGCTCCCGAGCCGAGCACCAGAGGAAGATAAAAGATTAAGGTGTCCGGCCATTAACATTAACGTATTATCAATATTTTTTAAAACTGGAATTGCGGAGTTTAAACCAGAAAAATTAATTTTTCCTATGGCGGCACTTTGGGCCTCTATCTGAGCAGTAGTAGCCTTAAAATCAGCAAGTACCTTATCAAGGCCCTGGGCGGTAAAAACGAACTTTGAATAATATGTTGATCCCGACATAGAAAATCATATAAATAAAATCAGAATATCTAAATAGCTATTTTAAAAAAATGAATTAAATATAATTTCTATACAGTAATCCATTCTCTATAGGGACAAATAATATTAAAAGAAGATCGATAACACAAAAATCCTTTATCCCAATTTGTATCTCTTTCTTCATAATTTATAGTATATAATCCCGCAGTAGGAATTGAAGGCATAATTACTTCGCAAAATCGTCTTGCCAATAACGTAGCATCGCTAGGACTTTCAGAAGATAAAGAATCGACTTTCCAACGACCAGCCCCAGTCATAACATGAGAGGCTTGATTTCCTGAAGAAATAATCTGTCTCAATGGAGATCTCCCACTATGAACATATATCCCCTTTACATCTGGAATGTCCGGCATGAAACCCTCGTGTATGTGGGAAGCGGGAAGTAAACAAGTTAAGTTTGAATCTAACCGAGCTTTTTTCACCATCGCAACAATAGGATCTATAAATACCATTAAATTCCGCTCCATATTCCACTAAGTTTTCCTAAAAGTTCAATATAACATTCATCTGCTCCAGATTCCATAAATTGATAAGGCGGAATACTCTGACGAAGAAAAATATTGTAATGTCCATCGTTCCAATGTTTTCCGTAAACCGCTGCCGATTCACCATTATCAGGATTTGAATTGTCGTCTATTGAAGTCGTAACCTCGAAATGATATTCCCCTAAAGATTCTTCTTTTGATTTAATTGAAGCATCCAATGTTCCCGTATCTGGCCCTGGAGCATATCCTCTCATCCTGTCTTCAGCATCGTTTGAGAACTGTCTCACGTATAACTCAGTTTGAGCCCACTTCTTCAGAGCAAATGCCTCCATCTCAGCAGCGACCTTACTAGCATCACTCATGAGCCTGTCCTCGACGTAATTAGCAAAGCAGAATAATAACCATGTTGAGAAGATACATCTACAACCATATATTGATTCCCGAAAATTGTTATTAAATCATCTAAGTTTAAAACAAATCGACCATCGTACATCAGGGTCTTAGTTGATTTATTTTTTATTCCTGCAAATTCGATATATTGACCTGTAAACTCACTAAAATATCGATCATAACAATCTGCAATAATAACAAACTCTGAATAGGAATTGTGTTTAATTCTTTCTCCAGATTCAGAAGCAGGATATAAAATTAAAGTTACAAAACCTTCTACAACAATTTCTGAAATTGCCGTAAATAACTTTGCTCCGAATCCTACTCCTTCACTATCAAAAGTAGAGATGGTCTCCGTATCTGACGAGCCATTCACAGTTCCGGTAATGGTTACAACCCCAGTTCCGGTCCCCTCTGCTCTAATGTAACACCCGCTAGATGGAGGTTGGACAAAGGACTCTCCACTCTCGGTCGAAAAAAGGTAAGAGTACGGACGCCTAACCGTAAAACTTTCACTACCAATCATTTGATCAAGGTTTCCTCTCTCGTTTACGAAAGGATTTTTAAAAATTCGAATTAAATTATAATCTTCTAATATATGTCTGTAACTCCCTTATAATTAAATACGTAATTATATTGATCATTGTTTGAAGTAAAAGAATTACAAAGATCAACGGTCTAATATCAATATCCAAACCTACCCCACGACAAATGTTATTCCAAGAGTTTTATAAACTGTCAAAAATAGACTCACTAGAGCCACTATAATAGTCCAAGCAATAACCGCTGCTTTTAAATAAATATCTCCCTGAGATACTTTCTTTCCTATCCATTCTGTAGACGTACAATGAGTATTAAAATCCTTTCTTATCTCTTCTGTCCTATTTTCTATAACTATAATTCTCTCCGTCATGTCATCCTTAAATTTACTTAATGAACTCGAAAGTCGATCTCCGTTCTCTTTCAATTGAGTTCCGTTTTCTTTTAGAGAACTTACATTTGCATCAAGATGACCAAGACTCTCTTTTATCTCCATAAGTATGTTTTCAACATCTTCCATATTATTCCCCCAGAAATAATTTTTAGTTTCTTTAATATAAGTTTGTTTATGTTAAACGAAATTTTAAAATTATGAATTAAATAAAAAATATATGAAATAAAAAAAAATAATTGTATTCGTTACAAAGAATACCTATTATCAAGAGTATGAGACCTGCGATAATTCCTTACCTCCGATATATCATAGTCCCTAAATATCTTTCCTCTTTGATCTAAATTCGGAGCCATATATATGCTGTCGCTGCGAATCTTCTTATAGATAGAACTCCTTGTATTTAATGTCTTTGAATTAAATTCTTTTAGAGTTATTTTAAGTAATCGACAAAAAGAACCAGTAAAAGAATCTAGCCCAATTTCTCCTTCCATTGTTCTATCGTAAATTTTCAATTTAGAAAAATACTTTTCTTGGCTATTTCCCGCTAGACTTCCCATTTCGCCGCAATCAATACAGATTAACAGAGCGCAGGCCTGCTTCAATTGTGCCGCCGTTAAGAAAGAGGTGTCAAAGAGATCCAAGGTCTTTACCGCGCTTAAGATCATGTCCGAATATAGGCCTGTATCAATTGCATCCAATTGTGCCTTCAACCCAGACCAATACAGCGATAAGTATGCCTCGGTTGAAGCAGTCCCATCCGTGACCTCAAGAATAGTGTCCGCCCCAGTGAAGGCATCCCCTCCCCCCCATTCAACATATGCGTGAACCTCATAAAGACCCGCTTCGTCAAGGTCTCCTGAGACGGTAGTGTGAATTATCGCGTCGGGAGTCTCCGAGGCAGAGGCTCCCCATACGACATGAGATCCGGAAGGCTTCACTACGTGGATTTCGATTGCTGTCGCGTCGTCTAAGGAGGTCCCTATATCCAACAAAATGTCTGTGCCGATATCGTTTTTATATAACGTTAACATAGTTTTACCTAACTCCTTTTCTTTGAATATCCAGATACAACATTAGATATTTTTGAAGTAAATCTTAATGTATTATCTTTTACTATTGACTTTATTATTATAGTTTTCTCTCCTATATCTGACTTAAGACTAATCACTTTAGAATATGCTTCTAAAACGATAGTGTTTACAAGCCCAAATCTAAACGTAACGATTCCGGATAGTTCACGAAGCAGATTTATTCTATTACTTAATATTAGTTGATTAATGTTTATCGTTCCAGTCAACATTTTTTGAATGGCTGAAATTGACATTAAAGACCCTTTAGTGATAACAACTCCGTTCAAGGCCCAATAGAAGACTGTAGAAGCAGTTAGTAAGCTCTTCGTAGAAACTGTTCCGATTAAAGATTTAATTGTGGAAGCGACAGAAGATACTAAAGAGGAAGTATTGGCAGCTCCGATTAAGGCTCTTTGAACGGATGAGGAGGAAGTTAGGGAATTTCTAGTATTAATGATTCCGCT